GAACTTTTACGGGCAGCGCAAGACCAAGACTTCCAGAAAGCTATCGCTCAGATCGAGGTCAACAAAGTAGAGGCTCAACACACGAGCCTTTTTGTTGCTGGCTGGCGACCCGCTATCGGTTGGATCTGTGTTGTTGGGCTAGGTTATAACTTTCTTCTCTACCCGATGATGACTTGGTTAGTTGTGGTCACAGGGGCCGAGTTCACTCCACCACCTCTCTTATCCGAGAACCTGATGGAGTTGGTCATGGGGATGTTGGGTCTAGGTGCGCTGCGTAGTTTTGAGAAGTGGAAAGGTGTTGCTCGATGAACTACTTTCGTGATGATGAATTTAAGTGTTCTCATTGCGGTGTCTCTAAGATGGACAAAGGATTTATTGACAAACTCAACATCTTGAGAGAGAGTTACGGCAAACCGCTACGAGTGACTTCTGGTTATCGTTGTCCAGCGCATCCAGTAGAAGCAAAAAAAGAATCATCTGGGGCGCACACAACGGGCAAGGCAGTAGACCTTGCTGTTCAAGGTGCAGATGCATACCAATTACTAAACATTGCACTAAAGATGGGTTTCAAGGGGGTCGGGATACAACAGAAAGGCACAGGCCGATTCATCCACTTGGATGATTGGGATGTAAACCGACCAACTATATGGAGTTATTGATGTCGCACCACGAAACCGCCAAAAGCACTGTAGATGCCATTTCTGTGGTGACTGTAGTAGGAACTCTCACCGATCTTCTCCCAGCCGTTGCTGCCCTGTTTACGATCATTTGGACGGCACTAAGAATTTGGGAGACAGAGACAGTAAAGAAGCTCACTGGTCGTCATGCGCCTGTCGAGTGATAGCTGCCGGATAGTCTACGAAACCTTAATACAACTCCCCCCGATACGAGGATGGCGTATGCCTCCCTCAGAGAAGGTGATCTTCCAGGTAATTCGTGATCCTAAGTGCTATGGGGAGTACGAGAACGAACCCCATGTCATCCGTATTTCTTCATGTAAGGTCGGACATCTCGATACATTAGTCAAGACAATGGCCCATGAGATAGTCCACCTCAAACTCTGCAAAGATGGATTTAAGGAATGGGACAAGCATGGGAAGGAGTTTAAGTCCCACGCTGCAAAGATATGCGTTGAGTTTGGATTCGACCCCAAAGAGTTCTAGTGCCAACCAAAGACCCAGAAAAACAGAAGATTTGGTCTCGTAAGCACTACGAGAAAAATAAAGCTTCCATCATCAAGAGGTCTGCGGAGCAAAAACATTCCTTCCGAGAGAAGTACAAGGCTTATAAGGCTTCTCTTTGTTGCCAATACTGTGGGTATAACGACTGCCCAGAGGCGCTAGACTTTCATCATGTAGTCCACGACCCCAGTAATAAGAAGGTCTACTACTTAGCCGGACGGGGCCGTTTTAGAGCCGCTATGGATGAGATCAAGAAGTGTGTGGTTCTCTGCTCTAACTGCCACCGAAGACTACACAACGACCCCGAGTTTGAGAAAGCAGTGATGAAAAAAATCAAGCGGGTTGTGAGGAAGGTTTCGCAAAGAATTTTTTAGCAACCAATTCCCTCAACTTCCCGCCTAAATACTCCCCGTGTCTTCTCTCAAAAGACTCGACAAACTCCCGCCTTTTTTTGAGGGCTTTCCAGCCACTCACCATCTCCGCTATCCCCTGCATCTTTATCTCTGAGTCTCGCTCACAGATGATTCTGATTTCTTCTCCCGTGGCGTAAAATTCACCGAGCGATACGAGTTTTGTCCGTTTACTTTCTGTCTCTCTAGTAAACCTTTGTTGAACAGTTTCTCGCACACTTCCCTCGAATAAGTCGGGTTGCACAGGAAGTATTCGCTTATTTGTTTAGGAGTCTTGTAGGTCTTGCGTTGAAGGTAGTTCAGAAGTTTTATTTCTAGCTTCATAGTTTTTAATTATCCGCACCATATCCGGTGGAACCCACCGCTCTGGTTTCATTATCTTCCCGTTCTCATCTCTACGGACGATCCCGAGTTCGGTGTCAATTTTCTTAAAGTTAGTGATAGCCACTTCGTCCCATCCCCAATCAAGTGGCAGATCCATCGCCCTGGCTAAACCGATGAGAACCCAGATAGAGTCGCAGACGGCATCTAAAGTTTCCGCCTTTGCTGCGATTTCCTCATCTTTGTTCTCTGCGGCATTGAAAGCAGCCAGAGCGACTTCTAGTTCACCAACTTCCTCGTTAATAAGGTCGTGATAGAGGGACACGAGCTTATGGCTAGGCTCGTGCCCACACGCCTTCATAAAGTGGTGGACATCGACAATCATCAGAACGGCAAATCGTCTTTAAAGTCCTTCTCACGAGGTTCGGAGAGGATAAACCACCCGTCCGACCCGACTGGAATCGACTCTAGTTTGAGAGAGAGACCTTTTTGGCCTTCCATGACCACACCACACTTGATCCACCTACGCTTTTCCTGACCATCCTTGTTGGTGTAGGAACCGCCATTAGCAATGACTTCATACTTAATACCCATAAAACCCTCCTATTTCGCAGCCATGTAAAGCCCCCAGTTTGAGAATGAGTACCCGATGAAGGCTATCGCAAGGGGGCTGTTTCCCTTGAAATATTGTTCTATACCTATGTAGAGATAAACCAACCCTACACAAGCAATAAGCCAACTACTCAAGATGCTTTCCTACACCTTGACAAAACTCCCCGTAGATTTCCTCTACGATGGGAACATCCTCTGCCGCATATTTTAACTTATCCCGCAGATACCTACGGAAGTCGTCGAGGTCTGCCAAGACATTCATTGCCAGGATCATCTGGTGAGCCTCATCCACACAGTCAGTCTTAATTGTGACTTCCACGCAGTTTCCTTTCCATCTCGTTGACTTCTTCTAAGAACTCGTAAATCTGGCTCTCAAATTCGTCTATTTCCTCTTGTGTGGGCTGGAACTTGATGATCTTGATTTGGGAGTTCTCAGGAAACATAGGGTGAAAACTGACCCAGTAGACAAACTTCCGCCCCGTACAGGAAATCTGCGCTAAAAGTTGGGGGATGTATTCCTTGGGGATCTTGTCTGCAAGGAAGTTCTCAATATGTTTTGGCCCTTGAGGGCATTTGATCTCTACCAACCCCCCATCGCTCGTAAGGCCGTCAGGAGAGCATCCAAAGCCCCTCAGAATAGCGTGTTCTAGGAAGCCATCTTCCTCGACCTGTAAGCCCGTCGTAGAGGCGAATTTAAGCCTTGCTACGCCTTCGTTCTCTATCCCCCACCTCATGGCAGGAGACTCGGGGATTACGGTAGCAAGACCCGTAAGACGCTCAGAAAGAATCTCCAACTTGAGCTTCTTCCGATAAGCAGACTCACCTGATTTCGTCGTTGCCAGAGCGTCATCACATTTACTGGCTGTTAACTTGCCGATTCGGATTGCAAACCATTCGGGACTTCGCTGTTCCATTTCCTTGCCAACCTTTCTGTTGCTAGTCGCAACTCCAATTCAAACCTGTCCTGCGAAATCCGTAGCTTTTGGGCTACAGAGAAATGCTTCTGATACGGGAATGATACATACTTTGCCTTGACAATTCTACGCTGTAAGTCAGGGAGTTCCCTAATAAGCTGCTCCATCCTCTCCCCGTCCTTAAAATCGGGTTCTATGACAGGCTCAGGAGGGTCGTAAATCTCTCCTAGTTCTGGGTTGTAGTCTCCCTCTGCCGAGGCCGCTCTGGTCTGAACTGGCGGGCCTATAAGCCCCCATTCGCACCACAACGCCCAGTTTAAGAGCTTGTCTTGAACCAAATGGCAAACTCTGGTCGATTCTTCTCTATCCAAGGTCTAGCATCCTCAATACATTTTTGGTAATCCATACCGCAAGTCTGCGACCCAACATGGTGGACATAAGCCCTTGAAATATAGTGCTTAAATCCGTTCTTTGACATATCTATACATTGTATGTCATCTGAGTACCAATTGATAGGCGGGAAGTCTACAAACGCCCGTTTCTCAACATAGGCAAATATCGGGGCTATGACCTCCACTTGGAAGATGGAATCTTCAGAAGCATGGCGGATAGTGTTGTTGTCGCCTGGGTGCTTGAATCGAATGTTCTGTAGACCCCTAGCGTAGTCAGACCGAGTAGCCACCCAACCCCTGTCCTCAGCGGGTAAGGACTTCACATCTTCCATAAGGACTGAGTGTGTGTACGGGGTTAGCACAACATCGTCGTTACAGACGATTACATCGTTGTGGGTTAAGAACGCTTCTCTAATGGCTGCGTTATAAGCATCCCCGAAGTTCGTTGCATCGTTGGGTAGGTTTATCGTCCGGTGTCTTGGTAGGAGCATATCTGAGCCGGAGAGATAGACTGTGTAAAAGGTCGGTAGGTAGAAGGTTATCGAGGCCGCTAGCATGGGCAGACACTCTTTGGTCTTGGTGCAGATCACAATTGCCGTCACAGTTTTACCCTTTTCCAATGTGCTTTAGGAACCACAAAGAACCTCTCCGACTTGAGGTACTTGTTTACTTTGTCCTCTACTGGCGCTTGTAGAATTATATCCCCAGTTGCCCAAAACGCCTCTGTAAAGTCTTGGTTAACAGCGAACAGGATCGTCTGGTGATCTAGTGTGAAGAACTTCTTCTTACGAAACGGGACATGGATAGTCTCAAAGCGGTTTAAGTCGTTGTGCCGCCTTTCTACTTCTACATACCCCACGACCTCTCCGTCCCGAGAACACACTAAATCCACCCCGTACTTATCCCCCTCCTCGACATCTAGCATCCAATCCCGAAACAGAAATCTCCAGACTGCATCCTTGGCGGGTTGGTCGTTCTCGTCGTGGAGTTCACGAGAGAAGGGTTTTGATTGTGTCGTCGAGTGCATCTAACTCGTCCATCTTCTTTACATCCCACATCCGCTTCTGCCCATGCCAGCCGTTTACAGAACCTCTATGGCAATCTGAACACAAAGGAATACAAAGGTACTGGTAGTGCTGCCGGATATGATGCGCTTCTGAAGGCCCAGAAGCCCCGCACACAGCACAGTCCATCTCTTTAATTCTGAGCAGATGGTCTTTTTGTTTCTTGTTGAGTTTATTTAACATTCTCTGCAATCCACGCAAAACACTGCTCTAGGTAGTCGGAGAACTCCTGTTTTGTTAACTTTGTTGTGGTCGGGCGCATCATAACCACCTCTCCAGCTATTTCTATTGTCTGCGGTTTGACATAGAGCCGCAGAAAGTACTCGTGCCAGAGTTCTGGAGTGTGACCACATTTCTCAGAAAGGATCTGGAGTTCCTTCCAATACAGAGCGTTCTGGTCGTTAGTCCGGTTGGGTTGCTTGATCTCACAGTAGTACCCATTAGGAGCGTCTGTTACCGCCCTGAGAGCCGCTGTTCTGTTCTCGTGTAGGTAGTACCTCATTTCAACGCCTCCATGAGCTTCGCTCTTTTTTCTTGGTTGACTTGTGGCCTGTAAGTCAACTGCTGCGCTTCAAAATAAATTGGTGCGTGTTGGCACAAAGACTTGAACTGGATCAGGTTCGGTGGTCTCTCAGGTAGGTTATCCAGGGCGTGTTTTATCTGCTCCACCTTAAAGCCAGAGAGTTCTGCCGCCCATGCTCCCTTGGTTTCTTGGATTGGTCTTCCATCCCACTTCTTCGACCACTCCGACCCGTAGACCATAAACATCTTGTCGAACAACGCATCAATAATTTTTTGGTTCATTTCAGCAACTCCCATGCATGGGCAGAGACAACATCATCTTCGGGCCAGGGTCGCCCCGTCATCTCCTCGTACTTCTTCCTCTTAAGAATCTCGTCCCTCTCGGCAAACGATAACTTCTGTGTAGATAACTTGTCTACCCATTCCGCTTTGAACCCCACCCATCCCCTAGAGACACACTCACTCAATGCCTTCTCTAAAGACCAACCCGCCTTCCCCGCCTCCTTCTCGATGGCTGTTAAAGCCGTAGAAGTCAGAGGGCTACGCTTTGCCTTCCTGACCGCTAGGTAGTCATTCCACACTTGCAAAGAAACACCTTCTGGACACACAGGCGCACTTGTGCGCTTTATATCTATTTGGTTATCGGTTATCGGTTCTCGGTTGGCATGTTTTTTCATGCTCCGAGCATGCCCGGGCATTGCACTTGGATTGCACTCGGCATTTTTCCACCTACTTTCAGCCGCTTTTTTCCCATGAGCCTGTCTGTTTCTGTATGCAGAAATCTCGGCATCGCACCGCTTATGCCGCCAGCAGTCTGGATGTTCCTCAAAGAAATGGTCGAGGATAAGTTGGGCATCCTCTGGGCATGCTCCGAGCAGAAAGCATAGCTTTTGGATGTCTTTAGGTAGCGGTTCTTCTGTTTTGTAGTAGTGCCATATCAACCTCAAGTAAGTCATCGACTGGCTGTCGTTGAGTCTAGCCGTATCGTTTATGAAGTCGCCTATGTGATGCGGGTACGAATACATCTCTCAATCTCCATTGGTGCTGGCCTATCCGGTGGAAATTCCGGGAGGCCGCACCCTGACGGGTTTGATTCGGTCAGATAGACCAGCCCAATGAAGACTGCTTACTGACCTCCTATGCGCCTTCCACAGCGCAGAAGAACCTTACTCTATGTTTTCTGTGGCTGTCAACTCCACAATTCTCTGGACATATCTTCCCCTCGAGTTCTTCCGCCATCCGTGGACAAAGACCCTCCAGCCAGACTCCAACATGATGGGAAAAAATTCGCTCTCCCTGATCTTTTGTATCCGAGTGGATACGCCTGTAGAGGTGGTCTGCACCGCCCAAGTCTCCCCATTCCCAATGGCTAAAATGTCTACACATCCGTACAAGTCAACCCGTTTGCGGGAGAAGGCGTTCCAATACTCACAGACCCAGGGCTTCATGCCCTGCTCTCGGATGTACTCAAGGGATCTTTGGGTGGGTGATTTGGTAGCCATGTACAAATATACAGTAGTTTTGTCTATTAACTAGGGTTTTCCCTAATGTTGTATTTATGCACATTAGGGTTTTCCCTGATGACTTGTCTACACATTGAGTGTAGAATTGTAGTTGTAGTAGTTGTTATCGTTCTTTAACAAGGTTAGCAAGTTTACATGGGAGATTTAAAAATGATCGTTGGAAAATCCTACTGGGCAGTCAGCATCAGCAACGAAGCCCTCCGCACCTCGATGCCGAAAAAAGAGTATCTGGAAATGCAAAAAGCCTTGCGATCAAAGGCATCCAGCATCCTCAACAATCGGTTTGAGTACAAAACTCAAAAAGAAGCTCTTGCGGCACAAAAGAAGTTGCCCAAAGAACTTCAGTCATGGGTTCAAGTGCGGGAGTCGTTCCCAGTCAGTTTGGGACTCGGCTGGATTTAACAGCAGGGGGCTTCGGCCCCTTGTTGACTTGTCTATAAAAAGGTGTAGGATTCTAAGTGTAGGTTTCTAAAAAGGAGAGTGAAATGAATTACGACGCATGGTTAGAGCAGCCTTATTGGGATCAAGCTCGCATGGCCCAAGAACAAGAAGAACAAGAGTACGACCGCTGGAAGTCTAGCAATCGAGAGACTTGGCAAGTAGAAATGCGCCACCTAGCGAATCTTTTGAACATCATGGCAAACAGTCTTGACGGCCCTTCAAGCCGCCTCATGGAGCGTTTCTCTGATAAAGAGATAGAAGACTACTTGTCAGACCTCAACACTTGGATCAAGGACATGAGCCATGAGTGATCTCGGAGAAAAAGTAGGCTCAGTCGTTTTTATGCTGATGGTCTTTTCGATCTTCTGGCTATGAAAGTATTTAAATTTTATAAGTGGTACAGGGCGGAGGGCAAGTCTGTCCTCCTTTCAATTAAATTAGCGTGGAGCAAGAGATGAATACAGGCATTGTAAACATTCGTGGCAAGGAGTACATGACTGTCGCCTTGCGGGTGCAGAAGTTTAGAGAGGCTCACCCAAGCTGGTCTTTGACTTCTGAGGTCTTATTTAGGGACGCAGATTGCGTAGTTATGAAGTCAATTATTTCAGACGAGACTGGTCGTGTTATTGCTACTGGTCATGCAGAGGAATACAGAAAGTCTTCCCAGATAAACTCGACCTCTGCCCTCGAAAATGCGGAGACTTCGGCCCACGGAAGATGCTTGGCAGCGGCTGGCTTTGGGGGGGCAGAATTTGCCTCTGCCAACGAAGTCCAGAACGCTATCCAACAACAGTCCCCAGGTGTAGACAAAGCAGTAGCTGCTATCAAAGAGGCTGGCACTATGGAAGCCCTTAAGATTGTGTATACATCGGCTATCCGCCAGTTCAAGAACCCTTCAGACCTAGAGCGCATAAACGCAGCCAAAGACGCTCGTAAGGCGGAACTGTGAGCGACCTACGCAAAGCAGCAAAACCTTGGGTCAAAACCTACTGCGGTGGCAAGCCTAACTACTGCACACCTGTCAATGCCGTAAACACATCGCAAGATCGTGTCGATGAAACGGGAAAAAGTGAACATAAGCGTGAATGGGTTGGGCTAGATGAGGTAGAGGTTACTGGCATGACTTGTGAGTGCGTTGACGATGGGACATTTAACATGAGTTGTGCGCATGACTTTGCACGAGCCATCGAAGCCAAACTTAGGGAGAGGAACACATGAAGCACGAAGAAATCTTTAACTTGGCTCAGGACACCGGGGTCTGCGACGACTTCGGGTGCTGGAACTTTACCGACCAAGGTTTGGTAAACCTAGTCTTGACAGTTCTTGACCTTGAGAGGGAGCGAATCGCCAATCAGGTCAAAGAGGTGCTGGATGATGCTGCGCTAAACCTTTGGACAGATATAAATAAGGGGAAAAAATAAAAAATCCTCATAAAGCGTGGATCTAGTCACAAATTTTGTCAACCCAGTACGAAATCTTGCCAATTGTGAGGAGAAAACATGAAAATACTTGATCTTGCTTTAGGGTTTTTTGTAGGAGTCATCTTTACTGCTGCCGTGGGGATGAAAGACGACTACAAAATCCACATAGAGTCCTACCAAATGGGCATTAAACACGCCCTACGGACAAACCCTGTTTCTTGGGAGTTGGAAGAAACTTGCATGAGTCTCTGGATAAGGAAACAACATGAAACCCGATGACCAGACGATTCACTTTGTCAACATTCAGAACTCTATAAACGAAGCTCAACATCTTCTGGCGAAACCCATGCCAACGCTTGCAGAGATGAAGGCCGCCCAAGAACTTTTCTACAATGTGCGGAAGTCAGCCGATGTGCTGTTGAAGTATTCGTTAGACTTAGAGAACTATCTTTTTATCACGAGGGGAAGCAAATGAGTTGCCAAAAAGTAATCGACACCATCACACAGGAAGGCGTAACCTCCGCACAAATTTCGGAGATTACGGGACTCCCACGAAAGTATGTCGCTGCCTGTCTTGTTAGGTATTTAAAGCGGGGAACGATAACCTCTAAAAAGGTCGAGGCGAGTAACAAGTTGGGGCCGAGAATGGTGAGCGTTTTTTCTCTTGCAAAACAAGAAGAAACCTGATAAAAAGGGGGTGGGCCATTGCGCCCATTTCATCTCCTCCCTCTCGGGGCTGGCTCTCGGGTCAGCCCCACCTTTTTTAAGGAAAAGCTATGTACGGCAAAAAGAAAATGCCTCCTAAGCCCAAAAAGAAATGAAGAAGGGTATGACTGTGATGATCGGTCTTCTCGGCCCAGGTAAGAAAATGGCTGAGAAAGAAAGTGGCCTCTTAGAGGAAGAATGTCCCCTTGCCACTAAAGACGAAATCGTCAACAAGGGCAACAAGCAGAAAGCAATCCTAACCGCTCAATATGGCCCTTCCGAGGGTGAACAGAAGTGCGGTAATTGCGAGTACGGAGAGAAGCTCAAAGGCTGTGGCCTCGGTAAAGACGAGGTGTTCTGTGAGATTTTTGAGTTTAAGTGCAAGTCCTCGGGCGTTTGTGATGCCTGGGACAACGAAGAAGATTAACTTTGGGCTGGAGCAACGAGATTCGGTCTTGAACACACTAGATTTCGCCAGCCCGTTCTATTAAGGAGTAGATATGCCTTCCGTATCCAAAGCTCAAAACCGCTTCATGCAAGCCGCAGCCTCTAACAAAGAAATGGCTAAGAAACTCGGTATTCCTCAGAAGGTAGCCAAGGAGTTCGTTAAGGAAACGGGTTCTATGAAAGGCAAGCCGGAGAAGAAGAAAAAGTGAACTTCTGGGTCGGTGTAGTCTTTTTTTGTCTCCCAACCGAGTGTGCCTTTTGGAAGTCTGAAGAAATCTTCGACACCAAGTCAAAGTGTGAAAAAGCTCTAAACAAGGCGATGGATACTTTTGAGAAACACACTGATGTTTCCTTTGGGACTTGTCTAAGGATGAACCGTGAAATCTAAAGTCAACGCTGCTGGCAACTACACAAAACCGACCATGCGTAAAGAACTATTTAAGAAGATCAAGGCTGGTTCAAAAGGCGGAGATCCAGGCGAGTGGTCGGCCCGCAAAGCTCAGATGTTGGCTAAAGAATACAAAGCCAAGGGCGGCTCTTACAAATGAAGAAAGAGCAACTCTCTCTAAAGAAGTGGACAGAGCAGAAGTGGCGTACTAAGTCTGGTAAACCATCCTCTGAGACAGGCGAGCGTTACCTCCCAGAGAAGGCCATAAAAGCTTTGTCGTCTGCTGAATATGCCGCAACGACGAGGGCTAAACGAGAAGGAACCAAGGCCGGAAAGCAATTCGTTGCTCAGCCCAAGAAGATTCAACAGAAGACTGCGAAATTCAGATGAAGGTACGGGACGCTGCCAAGATATTTGAGCGCATAGGGGTAGAGGGTTATAACAAGCCCAAGCGCACTCCAAACCATCCCACTAAGTCCCATGTAGTAGTCGCCAAAGAAGGCGACAAGGTAAAGACTATTAGATTCGGGCAACAGGGCATGAAGGGTTCCCCTCCAAAAGAGGGGGAGTCCGAAGCCGACAAATCTCGCAGGAAGTCATTTAAGGCTCGACACGCAAAGAACATTGCTAAGGGCAAGATGAGTGCAGCGTTCTGGGCGGATAAGGTCAAGTGGTGAGTCACCCTTGGCAACTAGACTTTGTAGCAAGCGTAAAAGACAAGCACCCAGAGTTTTTCTCTAGCGCCAAGGTTCTAGAGGTCGGGAGCCTGGACATCAACGGCTCAATTAGAATCTTTTTCACTAACTGCGATTACACGGGTGTAGATTTAGGCCCGGGCCGAGGCGTAGACTTAGTAAGCAAGGGCGAGGACTTAACCTTTCCTGATGGCGCTTTTGATACTACTGCTAGTTGTGAGTGTTTTGAACACAACGAAAAATGGGTGGATACTTTCACAAACATGGTCAGGATGACCAGACCTAGTGGGTTAGTGTTTTTTACTTGTGCGACAACGGGAAGGCCGGAACACGGAACCCGAAGAACGACACCTGGAGATGCGCCATACTGTACTGACTACTACAGGAATCTAGTAGCAGAAGACTTCTCTAACCTCGTTGAAGACTTTAAGCACCATGAGTTCTCTACATACAGACAGGACTTGAGATTTTACGGAATCAAGAATGGATAGAATTAGCGCACCGCAACAGAACCGGATGCTTGGAGGAATTGCCGAACTTCTACGGAAGATCGAGCGAGACTCGGGGCCAGAGTTCTTACCCAGGGGCTTAGATGTCATGGGGCTGGTGCGCCAACTTGCATTGCCTTCGGCAGAGACTGTAGAGAAGTTGTCCTACGGAGATCCACTTTTTAGGATGCCCACGCAGTCGAATATCCCCATCACTACAGACAAGGGGTATCTGGCAGAGGTCTTGGGTATGGCCCCAGTAGTTCCGGCTGCAAGCAGGGCAACCACGAGGATCTCTAACGAAGTCGCAGACCAACTGGTGAAGGCGATAACGAGGAACCCAGAGGCAACGGCAGTCAGAGCTTTAGACGAAATTGGGCGTATGTCTCCGGTTCCGCAAGTTATGTCTGGATCAAGAGATTTCATTAGGTCTTCTGCTGACAACTTAGCAAATGAGCTAAACAATCTTGGGTTCCAAGCAAAGGTACAACACTCTGGAAGTCGTGCTGGCCCATCTAGTTATGTACAAATATACGACCCAGAAACAGGAAGATTTTTTACAAAACCAATTCGGTTTTCAGGCCACGGAAAAGGCCCGTTTGAGGCTGCGGGTGTTATTGATGTGCAAGACCCAGCAACCGACATTCCAAACATTGTGCAAGAAGCATTGCAAATGCGGGGGATGGGGCCAAGTACAGTTTTCCAGAAGCAAGCGATTGCAGATGAGTTAATTGCTGGCGGCATGAAGCCAAAACAAGCTTACGCTGAAGCGGATAAAAGGATTGCTGGTCTACTAGAACCACAAGCGATGGCTCCGAAGGTGTCAGAACAGTCACAACAGGTAACGGCTGCGACTCAATCGGATAATTTCAAAAATTGGTTTGGTGATTGGCAGTCTGACCCAGAAATGGCATCAAAAGTTGTTACAAACGAAGGGATGCCAAAAGTTGTTTATCACGGCACTCAAAGGCCAGATCGAATTGGGACTCAATTTAGAAAAAGCAGGGCGACATCTGGGCCAATGTCATTTTTTACTGATAACCCTGAAATTGCTAGTGGTTATGCAAAAGGAAAGCAGGACACAAGCCTAGCGTATGAAGATACGAATTATGCAAGCTGGTTCAAGAAAAAAGAAGGAAGGTCAACTCTAAATCTTGAACAGGTTGGGGCTAGGATGTCTTCTCAAGAAAAGCAAGAAGTAATAGATAAGTTGCGCCGTGTTGGAATGGACGACCAAGGGAATATTGTTGTTGGCGATGGGTTGGTTAGTGACCAAACTTTTGATTTTATGTTAAAAGACCCAAGAGAAGGTGGCGGAAACCCACTAAAACTTGCTAACAAATTATGGCTTGAAAGCGGAACTCTGTACGGACGAGAAGAAGAATTTAGCAAAGTATTAAATGCAATAGGTCTTAAGGGTTTTGAGCAAGATTTCCCGACTGCTAGTTACCCTGCTATTTACCCAGTTTACTTAGACATAAAAAACCCGCTAGACACTTCTGCTATTGATGGAAGAACAATGTACGCTTTGGAGTACAACGCAAAGCGTCAAAGAAAGTCATCTGCTTCTGGTGGTGCTGACCAATGGGACAAAATGCGTCGTGACCCAAAACAATGGATTGAACAATTAAAAGAGGATACGGCAGAAGGTAAGTCTTCTATGGTCTGGACATCTATACCAGACTGGGTTACTAAAACCCTAAAGGCAGAAGGTTACGACGGAATTAAAGATGTTGGTGGAAAGTCTGGCGGTAATCCGCATGAAGTTTGGATTCCATTTGAGGAAAACCAAGTTAAATCTGCTACTGGCAATGTAGGTAAGTTTTCCAAAGAAAGTAAAAACATACTTAGGGGTGCTGTTCCGACTGCCGGAGCAGGACTTCTAGGCGCAGGAATGTACCAAGACGAACAGATGTATTAACCTGTATACTTATACAGTACCCGAACAACCTATGAGGATTCGGAAATGGAAGTTGAAAAAATAGATCAAGATAAATCAACACATGGTGGGTCTAGGGCTGGTGCTGGGCGACCGAAAGGCGTACCTAACAAGGTATCTCGTCAAGTAAAAGAGAACATCATCTCTGTCTTTGAGGAACTTGGGGGCCGTGAGGCTATGACCGAGTGGGCGAAGCGGGATGAAAGAAACATGACAGAGTTCTACCGGATGTACACCAAAATGGCCCCGATAGAGCAGAAGATTACTGGCGACGCTGAGAACCCGATCCAAATGGCAATTGGATGGATGAAGTAAAAGAAATAGTCATTCCGTACAAACCACGGGAGCATCAACTTGCAATCCATGAGGCAGTTGATAACAACCGATTCACAGTTGCAGTCTGCCACAGGCGCTTCGGCAAAACTGTTGCGGCAATCAACGAAACCGTTAAAGCTGCGGTCAACTGCGAGCGGGAGGCTCCTCGTTATGCCTATATCGCTCCGACCTACACACAAGCCAAACGAGTCGCTTGGGACTACTTACTAAAGTACACCGAGCCGTTGGAGGCAAAGGCAAACATCACAGAGTTGCGGGTGGACTTCTGGGGGCGAAGAATAAGCCTCTACGGAGCAGACAACCCAGACAGTCTGCGAGGGATTTACTTAGACGGGGTGGTTCTCGACGAAGTTGGGGATATGAACCCAAAGATATGGAACGAGATCATAAGACCCGCACTAGCCGACAGACAGGGCTGGGCGATGTTTATTGGAACTCCAAAAGGTGCTAACCACTTCAAAGACCTCCGAGACCGAGCCGACAAAGAGGAGGGCTGGGCGCTACTTGAGTTCAAGGCGAGTCAAACAGAAGTTATCCCGCAGGATGAGCTTGAGGCATCTCGTAAAGAGATGGGGGAAGATAAGTACGCCCAAGAATTTGAATGTAGTTTTCACGCTGCCGTCGAGGGTTCGTATTATGGTTCAATCCTTAATGAACTTGAAGCGCAGGGTAGGTTTACAGAAATCGTCCGAGATGACCTCTGCAAGACCTTTACGGCATGGGATCTGGGGGTGGGCGACTCTACGGCAATATGGGTTGCTCAAGCGACTGGGCAAGAAGTCAGGCTGCTCGACTACATCGAAAATCATGGTCAGGGTCTCGACTGGTATGTTCGTGAACTCACAAACAGGAACTGGCACAAAGCGTCGCACCTCCTGCCGCACGATGTGGAGGTCAGGGAACTCGGAACGGGTCGCTCTCGTCTCGAAGTATTACGGGATGCGGGGCTTGACTGTAC